GGATGCTCACCAGTTACGGTCACACTTTGTCCATCTACTTCAATTACATAAAGTTCATCAGTATCCCGTTGACCAATTACAGTCACTAAGTCTGTTTCAACTTTCCCGGTATCCTGGGAAAAAGAAACTACTTGATCTCCTTCCTGAATTTCTCCAGCCATTTTTACTCCATGAGGAGTAGTAATTAAAGTTTCAGGAGTCACACAGTAAGTACAATTATAAAGACAGCCATGACCAAAAGAAGGACTGATATAATCAGTTGACCGTCCTGATGGTCTAATCTTCATAGTTTTTCTAGTAACTTTCTCTACCAACGTTTCTGAAAGTTAATAAAAGCTGATGCATTCTTATTGGAATCAAATATCTTGGGCATCCCGTGTTTATCTAACACATCTTCCCATCTAGTAAAGAACCATAAGAATTTAACTTTCTTCTGTACAGAGAATCTTGTCTCTGACATTGGTGTAAGTTTTACCATTAATACTCTGTAACCCTGCTTGTCCTCTCCTTTCCTTAAAATAATCATATGTGTTGGTTTATTTAGTTACTTATCTAATTTAATCTGATTCTCATCTAGTATCTCATAAAATTTATCTCTAATTCTTTCTACCATCTTCCACTCCTCATCACTAAGTTCTTCATATTTCCATAGTGTTCTTAGCTCTTGAGAAATATCCCATAGAGCTGAGTACATCTTGCCACCTTGTATAGCAAGGTCAAATTCATGCTGGTCATCTGGTAAATTAAAGGTTAATTTGGCTTTCATCTTATTCTGATTTAAAGATTTCTAATAAGTCTACTGTTCTTTCAGCACCATCATATTTAGACTTTGCATGTAACATTTCTCCATTAACATTTTTATTCTTATCAGGATATGTTGCTACAAACTCTGCAAAACTACACATTTGCTGCTTCTCCATCTCTTTGGCTTGGTCAATATCTCCCTTTGTGAACTTACCACGTTTATTAAAAAGTTGTTGTTCCAACCACTCTACTGCTGTCTGTTTCATATTATTCTGATTTAAAGGTTAGTTTTGCTTTCATATTATTCTGATTTAATTATTTTCCATTTAAAATGATTTGTTTGGCCTATTGTATCTCCAACATCATTTGAGTGCAAAATTATCATAATGCTTTCTTTGTCATTTAACAATGATGTAAACCATTCTAATTCTCCTTCATCATTATGGCTATACCAAGTATCTTCATCAAATTCTATTTCACATTCTATCTTAATTTTTGCCATCTTATTCTGATTTAAAGGTTAATTCTATTCCTGTAAGTGCAAAGTATAGGTTTTGAAGTTGGTGAACACTGTGGATGTTTACTTTTTTATAATAAAAATTATTACTGTTACTTCTTTCTATCAATAACCCAAAATCTTTACAATAAACATCTAACATTTTCTTTTGGTTGTAACCTATTTCAAACCCAAACTTCAACAACCATTCTTCAATTAATGGTATTGGTTTAACTTGATTATGTGGTTCTTTTACAATATAGGTAATTGCTTCTAAATCTATTTTATTTACTTTACCTAAAGTATCATAAACATAATTTCCTATTCTTAATTCACTTGCTTTCATTCTATTCTGATTTAAAGGTTTTGTTATAGTAATTCTCTTCAGTTATATTTACTCCGTCATAATAATCTGCTCCGAAAATATCACCTTGAGTAAATGCGGACATAATTTGTTGCCGTTCCATTTCTTTGGCTTTGTCATAAAAAACTTTAGGAACATTAAAACCCTCTAGTATTAATTCATCAACCAACCACTCTACTGCTGTTTGTTTCATATTAATGTGTTTTATAGCACCCAAAAGTGCATTAGTTTATCCTTTTTATGACAAGTTATTCCATCAATTATGTCGCAAGTATCTCCTATATTTGCGACATAATAAAATGTTTATAGACGTAAAATTTGTCAAGTTTTTTAAGCCTAAAAGTTGACATTATTCAGGCAATTCTTCTCCATCTTTACCAGTAACTATACCCATCAGCTGTTTCATAATAGCATCTTGTGTATCTCCCCAGAACATATCACATTTAAATACATTATCTGTAATAGTATATGGTGGTTCTAGAAAGTATGCTTGCCAATGTTCATCAGGCTTTGCAGTAAATCTTTTACATTTTTCTTTTACAGGACATTCAAATCCATGACATTTAGTTATATCTGGCATGCTTTTAATTTTTTTCTAAATTACTACTTTTTCTTGAATCTCTATAATCAATAATAAATCCAATTGCAACTATAATGTTCATTCCCAGTGACATAAGTATCTCATGAATGTCCTCATAGACATTTAGTGAAAGGTGTATGTGACCCACCATCCAAAATGGTATGGACAAGTTTTGGCTTATCCATACCAATAGATATTTTATAAAGTGTTTCACTGCTTGACTACAATATCATAAACCGTCTTGCTATTAGCCATAGAAAATTCATATATTTCTGCGCTGCAAGTTTTATCATTGAGTCTTATTCTTACTATACCTGCATCTTTAAAGTCCTTTAAAAATGCACTATCAGAGGCAATATCATCCATTATAAATACAGTCTTCCTATCTTCTGTAACAGTACCAGTAAGTGTATGTTTGTGATACTCTCCTCTGACATTAAATGATACATCAACATCTATGTTATCATCACATACATATACACCACTGATATAAAAAGAAATACCATTATAATTTTCTAGCTTCAAAAATGCACTAGTATTATTGGTAGCATATCCTATAACATAGGGTGGATCAAAACCATTATTTACTCTTGAATACTTCCACTGTGATAATGCTGTTGTTGTAACTAAACTTATAAAAATTAACAATAAACTTTTCATATTTACTCTTTTTTTGGTTTTTTAATTTGTTCTTTAACTTCAGACTGATTCTTCTTCAGAATCTTCTGTAATCTCTCCCAGATCTGTTTGTTGATCAAGTTGTAGTCTGGCTCTTTCTTCTTCATATCTTTCTGCTAAATCTCTGTGATATACCATCTCAAGGTATTCCATTGTAGACATTTGATCCATTTCTTTCTCAAGCATCTCAATGTATAGTTCTTTCATTCTTCCCATGCTCTTAATCCTTTAATTAATAATTCTCTACATGTTTCTGTTATGTTGTGTATCTCTTTAATTTCTTGATACCTCTTTATCTTTCTCATCTCAGAACTAGTTAAATATATTACAGCTTTAACTGTTTTCTTACCAACTGAATACTTTTTAAAGTCATGTGGAAATTTCTCAATATAATCTGATACATTGTGCATAAATGTATAATCATTAAGATCTAGTAACTTGAGTGCAAGATCCTTAGAATAATGTACTGTACATCTATCTATACCAGCATACTTTGCAATCCTTTTCTGGTTGTAATTAAATCTGTGACTGAGAACACCAATCAGATAGTTTCTTTTATCAAGATACTCTCTCTTTCTAGTTGGCTCATATATCTCTTTCAACTCTAGTATAATATCTTTATCTGTGTACATAGTTAAATAAAAAATGGAAAAAATATTGCTTTGTATTCACTAATGAATACACCCGCAAGAATTGTATCAATAAAGTCATGTGTCTTTGTGTAGTCATACATAAAATACACAGCAAAGAACTGTGATATAATAAAGTAGACAGCAATAACACCCCAAGAAAACTTGGATATTACATCTCTCATAGTATTTGTATTAAATTAATTCTAAATCTGCTTCTTCAGCAATCTTTTCTTCCTCTTGATATGCTTCTGTAAGTAAGTCTAATGGTAAGAATCTGTCAGCATCATAGAGCTCATATGGAAATGAACTCTCTGATAGCTTGACTTCCTTAAGTAGTACTCCAAATTTGTTCTCTTGTAATCCCATTCTAACTATCCTTGTAATTGTATATAACTCACCCTCTTTAATCCACTCATTACTTGGCACCTTATCAGGCTTGTTAGAATCATCCACGCATATTGCTCTCATACTCTTTTATAGAAACTTTAAGATCTAATTTAGATAGACTTTCTGATATTTCCAACATATCAATATAACTTCCAGATTTTACTGTGCAATTACCATTCCTATGTACAATTAGCGCACACTGCTCTGCTTGTACTGGTTGGTGCTCACAAAATCTTATAAGACAGGCAATTACATATAAAAATGAATTCTTGTCATCATTATGCAAAACAAGTTTGTGTGTTGCTAAGTCTTCCATATAATAAATATAAGAATTATATATCATAACTCCTCCATACAATCTTGTTTTGATCAAAGTCTTCTAAAGCTTCTTTAACCCATCTTTCATCAACTGTATTCTTGTAACACAATATGTGTACAATAGCTTTCTCATCTGGATTGAGCCTTAGTAACCTACCAATTCTCTGACTTGATTTTCTTTCATTACCATATGCATGCATAATTATTCCCTGTTTTAAACCTGGAATGTTTACACCTTCACTGAGTTGTAATACACATGATAACTTGGTAATCTTATCTTTCTTAAAGTCAGTAAGATTTTCTGAGGAGTTAGGATTATTACTGTGATAGCTATGACTGCACATTCTATCAGCTTGTTCCTGTGTGTTTGCAAATAAAATGCACTTGCTTTGTATGCTATTAAACAATGCTTTAGCATATTTCTCTTTACTAGCATATTCCATCATAGCTTTCATTCTCATTACTCTAAGTATGTGAGATTGTCCTGCTCCAGTATCTATTCTTGTACCCCAATAACCATAGTTCTGCAACTCAGATGTAAGGAAACTTCCTTTCTGTGTTGAGACTTTATAGTTCTTGGCAGTATCAAGATTAATTTCATGCACAATTATTTGATAGTCATTGATAATACCATTCTCTATTGCGGCATCTGCCTTAAAAGTATAGACAACTGGACAATACTCAGATACTAATCTACCTTTCTCAGATGTTTTATGCTTAGGTGGAGTACCGGTTAAACCCAGTACTCTACCTGCATAATTATTAAGAAAAGATCTGTGACTATCTAATAAACTGTGAACTTCATCAAAATAAACTGCATCATAGTCATTAGGGTTATGTTTATTTAAGCTGAGATAAGTAGAGAAAGTAGCACCCTCAAGTACATTACTTAATCCAAATTTCTCAGCTTCATATCTCCATGAGCTAATGATAGACAGTTTAGGAGCAACAATCAGAATACTTTGCATTGGATTATAATGTCTTTCCATATGCCTTAAACCTACAAGAGTTTTGCCTACACCTGTGGCTAGAACTAATGTGCATCTTTGTTTACCCTCACTAGCCTTTAAAGCTTCATCTTGTATTTCCTGTCTTTCCATTATTTTGGTAAATTAAATATTTTACGTCTGATATAAGTAGCAGTTTCTTCTCCATTCATCATAACCTTTACAGTCTTAAGATGTTTCTCAAGATTAGTAATTACCTTCTCATGGTTATAATTACCATAAGCCTGTAAGAATGCTGTAAGAAACTGAAACTTTACTGACCGCTCAGACATACCAATCTTTAAGAAGATATCATTAAATGCTTTACACATATCTTCTGCATTTGGATTAGTAATTCTAAAATCACCTGTTTTAATGCTCTGTGAACTATTCTTAAAACCAGCATTATTAATACCAATTGCAGCTAACATAGTAATTTCTATGTCATACATGTTTTTCCACTTGAATAACTTCATGTAATCTGGTTGAATCATTTTCCATGCATTAATATAATTCATTAAATCCCAAGACTTAGATGAATTATTTAGATAAGCCATTTTTTCAACTAAATCTTGTTCTGATTCTACATTAATCTCAATATAAGGAATTGATTTTCCTTCTCTTTCTAATGCAGTAGCAAGATGCTGACCGTCAATAATATATCTTTTCTTTTCACCCTCTATTATATCAGTAGTTGTTGTAATAACACATCTTAGCACACCCATTTTACGGATACTAGCAATCATCTTTTGTACATGTTTGCTATCAATACCCCTGTTCATTGGCAATACTGCAAATTTTGAATAATCTGCTGCTAAGTTTACTTTAAGTTCTTTTCCAATCATATTCATAATCATAAATTTTAATTTGTTTTTAAATCATTTTAAATAACCAAGTGCTCTGGCTTCTTTTGGAGATTTGTGTATCCAATCATGACAGTTCCTACAGACAGCTAACCATGTAGATTGTACCAAATAGTAAGTGTCTCTATCAGACCCTGAAAATTTATGGTGAACATCAGTGGCACCATGACCACATCCGTTCACCTTCACCATACATAAAGGGTTATCTGTAAGAAATCTTTTCCTTAGTTTTGAGTACTCTAGATCTTTCTTCTTTCTTTTAGAAGAAACCAGAGGGATTTTATAGTCAGTTGGTTTCTGTACACTGTCACTATCAATGGCTTTTTGGCAACTCCAACAATATTTACAGTATTTAAATCCCCCATGGTTCTTCCATATCACTGTCTCTTTTTGACAGCCATCACATACTTTTAACTTCATTTTTTAATCTTGGTAGGCTTGGTGTTGGTTCTTTTAAACTTAAAAAGTTTTTTGGGAGTATTCCCTCAGCCATAAATATACTAATAATATCTTGCTTTGTGATATTTAAATCTTTAAAAGTTAAAGTATTAGTAAATTTTTCATCTGTTTCTGTATACCTAAGCATGTCATCTGTCCAAGGACTCTTTGGAAATAGAGCTTTGAATATATGATTGGTATACTGAATGGTAACTTTTTGTTTAAATACATTAAGAACTTTCTGTGCACGTTTGTACACATTAAGAATTCTTTGTTTCTTCTTGCTACACATAGTTGCAAGTTCTTGTTCAGTAAGTGCATTTAGACCATACAATGCTCTCTTGTACAAATAATTTTGGTATTGAGAATACCCGTCTGTTTCATACTGCATGTAAGTTTTACCTGCATTTAACTGATAATTTCTGATGTCTTGTTTTAGCTTTTCCATTTTATACATTTTTTTACATTAATAAATCATAACAATAAAAAATGGGGGCCAATGACCCCCACTTTATACCTCATCTAGTTCTTAGATATTGAACTCTTGTCCAGCAGCAGATTTAAGTGCTGCACTATTATTACTCTGTGCATAAGCAGAACGCAATTGTTCTACATTATCATGCTTAACAAGTGTGTCTTGTGCATTAGATGCAGTAGAATAAGTTGCTCTACGGTAGATTGGTTGCCCACCTACAGTACAAACAATACCTGTTTCTCCAGCAATTTTAAGATCACGCTCAGGATTCTTTTTGTTAAATGCAGTCAATGACTCTTCAATAACAATAGAACCTGGTAGCTCTTGTCCGGCATAAAAGCCCATAGCTGTTAAATCAGCAGTAGCACCTTGCAATAAAGTGGATACTGTCTTTCTTTCAATAAAGTTATTGTTTCCAATTACCATACGTGTTTGCTCTAATCTTACACTTGCAAACTCTGGGTTAGACTCAGAAACTCTAACTACTGCACCTGTAGTAGCATCAGCTACAACTTTAACTGTTGAATTCATAACATTAAATTTTAATAAATAAATAAATAGATTGTTTGAGTAGAATTGTACTATATCATTAGTTACTCAAGCTAAGTGATAAGTGGTAAGTATTGCATATCGCGATTAGCAATACTAGCTATCCAGTGGGCCCTCTAAGTCAATAATATCATCAAAAGGAGAATCTTCTGATGGTATATTATCTAGATCATATTCTTCTAGTGGTAAGAAGTCAAAGTCATAATATTTTTCTCTGGTGTTTCTATCAACAGCAGAACCAAGAAAAGGGTCTATGATATGTTCACCATAGTCTAAGGACATTAAGAATTGTATATCTAGATCTGTAAGTTCTAAATACTCCTCAACTGTGAGGTAAACTACCTTTCCATTTGGTAACTGGTATTGCATCTGTTATAGCTGTAGTAAAAATACGTGATAATATCAAGTAAAACTGCCTACAGAAAATAAATTAACGCAATATATAGCTAACAATAAAAGGGGGCACTGCTACCCCCTGTTATTTGGATTGGAAAAGCATATTCACAGAATACACTATCTTACAGGTCTTTAATAACTTTAATGTTTTCAGATCTAACGTGCATATATTCCTCAGTAATGTTACCATTACTGTCTTTAAGTTTAAATACAACCTTATACAGATCTCTATGATAACCTTTAAACCCGTCAACAATACCAATTAACTCCTCATTATCACAGCTGTTTTGAAAGAGTATTATCTTGCTTTGAGATACATAACCAAGGTCATCATATTTAACACGGCAGAGAGAACCATTTGGTATTACCTTTGGAAGTGTATGACCAATAAATAATTTGGCTAATAGTTCTACAGCATAAGGTTCATCACAGATAATTGGAGTCATTAATCTTACCATCTCATCTCTGTTATCTCCACAAATTATTTTTTTTAGAATTCTAGCAACATCTGTTTCATCAAATTCTATATGTGTCTTACTCATTGTTCTTTCTGTATTCTATAACTTGTTTAAGCAAGTCATGATTAAAATTTGTAAATGCTTTTCTGTCAGATAATCTATTACTAAAATTCGGATGTTCATTAGGATGCACATTTACAGTAGATCTAATACCTCTCTTGACTATAATCCCATCTCTATCTTTAACAGAGCAACTAAAGTCAAATCCAATAACAGATGTTATAAGTTTATTGTCTTTCATGTAATAAATTTTAGTGAATAAAAAGATGCTTGTCTTTCCAAGCTGTCAGCGTTCTATTAAAAAGGGAAGTTGTTGCGCCTATACCATCTGTGGTCCCACTAGGATTCTAACCTAGGACCTAAGCATTAGAAGTGCTTTGCTCTATACAGCTGAGCTATGGGACCAATAGTAAACAGACTATAACACCTTTCATCTGTTTATTGCGGTTAGAGGTGAACGCAAATATAATTAATATTCTGGTCCCATTTCTTCCCAAGCAGTATCATCATCATTAAGAACCCACATATTGTCAACATGACCTGTCTCTGGGTTTAAGAGATACCTGATACTACCAAACTCTACAATGAGTAAGTTCTCGGGAGTTCTGTAAATTTTCTGAAGAGCTTCTACTTCTATGAGCTCAATACTTTTAACAAATCTTTTCTCATCTTTTGTTAATCCTTTGTACTTATCATCAGAAATAGTTGTGAATAATAAAGTACTTGCTAAAATAATAGATTTAATCATAGTAATTTAATTAAGGTTAATATAATTGTAAATAGAACAAGAGAACCTGTAATAAGCTTGAGAGCTATTGCAGATATCTCACGGTGAATTTGTTTATCTAAGTGATATGCATCACATATCAGGTTACTTAGATGTAGAGAAATAATCTCTGGGTCTTGATCAGAATCTTTAACAGCGGTCATAAGCTGAAAGATATCTTCTCTATCTTGTATAAGCTTCTTATATCTACTAAAGATCACTTAGTAGAATTATCCGGGGAAACTTGTTCTACTTTACCATAAGCATCACAATGTACGTGAGAAGACTTACAGCTTGTAAGAAAAGCAACGGCACCAATAAAGGCAAACCATAATAGAACAACACTAATTGTTTTCATAGTAAATAAAATTTAAACGGGTTAATAAAATATATATAGAGGTAATTAGTTTAATAAGAAACCACAGTCCGCTAGATGTGTTAGTAGAGAATACTCATACTGTGGTTCATAGTTGTTACAAGTTATCTACATTAATAAGACTGTCTAAGTCTGAGTATTTACCACGGTAGATTTGTCCTTGTCTGGATTCTAAGAAGATACTGTCACCGGTAACTTCTAAATAATATTCTCGGTCTATACCTTTGACCGGAAGCTCTCTCTGTGTTTCTTCTATAGAAAGGAATAGAGTATATAGTATAAGAGAGGATAGTACTCCTGATAGAAAGTAAGCAAGTTTAATCATAGGTAAATGAGTTAAGAGTTAAGTAACAGGTTAGCTATATAAAATCTTGTTATAGTACTAAAGTACTATATATAGAATATAGAGAGTTATTGGTAGTGAAGTATAGTGAAGTAGTGTTACTATAACAAATATATCCTCACTTATTTAAACAAAAGTATACGCGCGTGAGAGATATTTTTACAGTAACTTGGGTTAGTAACAGCCAAATAAAAAAATTAAAGCTATTACAGGTTCTTGTCTCTATATATATCCTACCACACTAAGTAGAAAGAAGTAAGATTAAAGCTGCCGAAGGCAATATAAAAAAAAGATAGTGTCATTTCTGACACTATCTCTTGTTGTACTATTAACCAATAGCACCAACCTTTGCAGTAAGGTCTGCAAGGCTAAAGGTAGATACAACCTTACGCTCACCTGTAGGATGAACCATAAAACCTTCTAATGGGTTACCTGTTTCTGTAGTACCTTCTATCCAAGATACTTGCAGATCAGCAGCATTGTTAGCATCTATTGCAGTAATAGACTTTGCCAACATAGCATTCTGTTCTGTACCATCAGCACATTTGAATACTACATATAACCCACCTGTTCTTTTACTTTGACAAACCTGCAAATCAGTAGCAGATATTTGACCAAAGAATTCAACCAAGGACTTTGTTTCACTAAAATTAATTTTAGACATAATAAATAAATTAAAAGGTTAATAATCCATAATAGTAAAAAGAAGTAAAATAAAAGCTGTCCGAAGGACAATATAAGCAAGGCTTTGTGCGGTATTAATTTGTGTAAAAACTTGCTTTTTGTAAGTCCTTGATTATCAGCACCAAAGTCTACTTTCTCCACCGGTAAAACACTTTACATTCCTTGGCTAACTTTTATTAAAAAAGTAGAAAGAATTACCCTATTAAAAGGGTAACTCTATATCTTCTACTTCACGCGCATTCATCTGCATGTATAACTTGACATACAAATCATTTAATGGTTTGTAATCTGTGTATTCATACATTGAGCTTAATGCATCTAAGAGCAACTTGTATTCTTCCCAAGTCATAACTAATCTGGTCTCTTCCATAAGTAAATAATTTATTGGTTCTTAATCTGTATAAAGAAGTATAAAAAAAAGAAACCTTTGCGCGCGAGCTCTGTAGGTTTCACCCAACTAATATGGGACAGGACAATTGACACCTTTGTCAAGGGATGAGTTGGTCTCGTAGGTTTCTCATCAACCAGAGTTAGTCAAGCTAACATAATTAATTTATATAAGTAAAAAGAAGTATAAAAGAAAAGGGAGATTGCTCTCCCTCAACTTAAACCATTAACCATTGGGGTTCTTTACCCAAGACTTAATGGTTAAAACTCCGTTAATAATAACATAAGTTACAGTTCCCATAGCATAAAATTTTATTGGTTCTTAATAAGTACAAAGAAGTATAAATAAAGGGGTTATTAAACCCCTTCATTCATTTTGTCCTCTGCTTGGTTTACTTGCATTTCAATATACTCCTGCAAGTGGTCACTTAAATCTGTTAATGCATCTATGTAACCTTCAGTATACTTAAGTTCATACTCATCATATACTCTATCCGCATAACAATTTTCTATTGTTCTGTTTATGCGGGCAATAACACTTAACACAGTTTCTGTATCCATAATAAATAATTTAATAGTTCTTGACAAGTAAAAAGAAGTATAGAAAAAAGGGAATTAAATTCCCTATAACATTGGTGTTAACATACATGCCCAAAACAAATATGAGAATATCATAGACGGGATTATAAAAGTACCCATAGACATTAACAATCCCATAAATGATCCTAACAATGCAACACCAAATAAATAATAACCAATTGCTTTCATAATAAATAGTTTAATGATTTAACACAAGTAAGAAGAAGTATAAAAAAAATATAACAAGTGTTTCCGTAGGACTTCCTCTCGTAGGTATATTAAGCAGTAGCCACGGCTGGCCTTGCTCCCCCAGGAAACATTCCTTGTTATATTCTAAACAAGTAAAAAGAAGTATAAAGGGCCTAAGCCCTTATACACCTATTGTTCTCTCAAAGAGTCTAATACCTGCCATGGTTGCCATCATTGCTAGAGCCATGCTTGCTGCATAAGTAGACACAAGGTTAAGGCCGAATATTATATGCATAATATACGTTGAAGATGTAATTACTACCACAGGTGTGATGAACAACACAGAGAACATAACAATACCAACAAGTAACTTTTTCATGATAAAAATTTTAATGATTCAACATCTGTAGAAAGAAGTACCAGAAACTTTCTGCTACAAAATATTTACAAATTATTCTACAATTCAACATGCCTAGTAGAAAGAAGTAGGGGGTACTACCAGCTGTGGCAGGTGGGGGGGTCTGCTTATATACGATCCCTAACACTGCATAACACATAATAATTCAAAATAACAATGCAAAACACACAAGAATTTAAATTAACAATGTCTAACACAAAACAAATGTCTAACACAAAAAATTTTAAAATAACAATCTCTAACACAAAATATACATATGTAAGATTAAATAAGTATATTTGTTATATGAAGATTATTGTTGTTATACTTATTGGGCTATTATTGACCGGGTGCAAGTCTACTAGCAGGTGTGATGCTTATAGTAAGACTGATATCCGGAAATAGTTTGTATATTAAAATAAAAGGATATGTGTTATACTAGAGAACAAATAGAACGTGCTGTAAAAGCTAAAGGTTATAAGTGGTTTGAAGATGCTGCTAATAAAGGGTATGATGTTAATGTTGTGGGTGTCCGCAATAATTCTCCCGCAGTTTATAGAAAAGTAACCAATGTATTTGATGATTGTATTACCATTACATTTAAGGATAGCTTAGGTAACTGGAATTTCTTTTGCTGGAATGCAACTACTGACCCAGGCAAAAAGGGTGTACAACAATACCATAATGCCAAGGGTGTAGCAAGACTAGTACCTGGACAGTATAGGTCAACATGGATGGTTGATAAGCATCAGGGCAAATATGATGCACTATGCCAGAGGCTAGGTGATGTTACTGTATGGAGGGATGCTAATAAAGACTTAGTCTTTGATGAAAAGGTAAAAGATACAGGAATGTTTGGTATTAACATCCACAAGGCAGGCACTGACAGCACATGGGTAGAAAATTGGTCTGAGGGATGTCAGGTGTTTAAAAGAGTAAAAGACTTTAATGAGTTTATGTCTATATGTAAAAGGGCAGCTAAGATACACGGCAATAAGTTTTCTTATACACTATTAGAGTCTACAGATATCTAATGGCACACATAGAACATAACTTCTTTCCTCTTAAGGTATTTGTTAGGAATGAGTACATGTACCAGGGTACAAAAGGTCATGGAGAATTTACTCCGGGGGTAGTAATATCTGTTAGATGTATGCCGGGACAAGCAGCATTGTTCCAGGTATTGTTAGAGAATGGCGTACTTAGAGATAAACTACCAAGCCATGCTCTACTGACTAAGCCAGAGTTACCAGATCCAGATCTACCATTTCACTTTCTACAGATATGGAATTGCTTCTCTTATAACTTTACTTTGTTACATCTATCATATTTGTATGATGCACCAGTAGAAGTGTATATGAAAGATCACAAGTTCTACCCAGGTAGTTACTATGCAACAATAAACTGGGGGTCAAATGACTTTAATACAGATTTATCTTTAGCTGAAGATGCACTAGAACACAAGAGTCATCATATTATTTTATTAGATAATGGTCAAATAGCACTGCAACCAAACAATAGAATCAAGTGGTCTGAGCCAAGTTTTGTAACTAAACCATTCCCTGAAAAACCAGACTATCTAGTTAACAAAGATTACTATAACTGTGAGGGATTTGATAAGTGGCACACAGAAGATTCAGAAAGAATGTTTTATGATAACGAATAATTAAGTATATTATATAGTACTTAATTATTTATATCATGGCAAAAATAAAAGAAGCTCCAAAAAAATTAGTAGCAGTAAAAGTATCCCGCCCAGGAGTACATGCTAAAACTAAAACTAGCAAACTTAAAGCAAGTAAGAATTATAAAAAGTTATATAGAGGACAAGGTAAATAAATTTTTTATTTATATTTGTCTGTGACTCTAGAAGAAAAAGTACTTTGGGAAAAGGCTACTACTCTTGCAGAAGACAACCTGCAAGCTAGAGAATTATTTGAAAAATTAAAAACCAATAAAATGCAATTAAAAGGAAAAAGGGTTTTATTAAATAAACCAGAAGTAAAGGAATCTCCATTTGAATTAAGTGAGGCTGACAAGCAAGCACTTGAAATGGACATGAGAAAGACATGGACTAAGTTAGAAGTTTATGCTATAGGGGATGAAGTAGAATCAGTTAAGGTGGGGGATAAAGTGTACATGGGAATTACCGGGTTACAGTCATCTGAAGCAGTAGAGCTTGAGGATGGTGTTAAGTTAATGGTAGCTGAAAGAGATATTGCAATAGTATGGTAAATCTAACAGAAGAGTTTAATCAAATGCCCGTGTCAGATAAAATCAATGGGAAAGAAATTCCTGTAGAACCAAGAATAGTAAATTTAGAAAGACCCAGATATTATGGTGGTGCAGGTCATACTTATGAAGTATTTAATGTACTAGAAGCATGGGGCTTAGATGAAGACTTCTATTTAGGGAATGTGATAAAGTACTTAGCAAGAGCTGGTAAAAAAACTTACACCAAGAAAGAAGATTTACAAAAAGCTTTAGTATATTTACAAAGAAGAATAGATAAATTATGAGTGAAGAAATGATGATTCAAGAAATTAAGATGTACACATTTGGAGACATCTTAGTTGGTTTAGACTCAGAAGAAATTAATGAGACTGAACAGATAATTGAAATTAGAAAAATATTTTCTAAGCTTGCAGAGGATTTAAAAGATAATTATAATCTTAATAGATCACCTGTAAAGAGTTTATTGTTTGATCAAGCAATTGGGCAAATTTCTGCTACACAACTTCTTGTAGAGAAGTTATTAAAAATGAAATAATGAAGATTTTAGCTATCATAATATTATTATTTATAATAGCAGTATTATGGATGATTGCCCATGTAATGTACAAACCTGCATATGATAAATTTAGAAAAGAATATGTATCAGATAAAGATAGTATTAAACTAGCAGTAGTCTGTGTATTCTTTATGTTGTTTTTTGCATTTACCATTGGCCTACTACTCTAGCCTGTTCTCTTCTTTCCAATGGTTTACTTCAGGCTATAATCCCCGGTTGCAAAGCTGGGGATTTTTTTGTATATTAGTTTATGGCAGAAATTATAAATCAGGGTCAAGTAAATGTTTTAGGTACAGTAATATATACGGGTGTAGCTGGGCCCCTATCTACTAAAATAACCTTATTAAAGTTTTATAATCCAGCAGCTTATATACTTACCTTAAATAGATATGATGCTTTAACAGCATCTACTGAAACAATATATGAGTTTAATTTATCTGCTGGAGATTCAGTTACTGATAATACTCTATATGCCCTAAACCCAGGAGATCAATTAATTGTATATAGTGATATAGTAGGGACATCATACTATGTTTACGGTACAGATTATGCTTAGTAAATATGCAAGTAATAGATAGTAATGGTAATGTATTTGGTGGTGGGATTGAGATAACTGGTCCTGATGGTAAGCCAAAAACTACTGGTGGTGGGGGTGGATCTCCTACTGGCCCAGCAGGTGGGGATCTTTCTGGTACCTATCCTAACCCGGGAGTTGTATGGACTAATGGTGTACCTACTTATGATCTACAGTATTATCCATTAAGCACAAACCCAGCAGGATATATTAGTAGTATTTCTGCATTAGATATTACAACAGCTTTAGGATACACACCATATGATGCAAGTAACCCTGCAGGATATATAACTTCATCTGCACTTACTCCATATTTAACTTCAGCTACTGCTGCTAGTACTTACTATCCTTTAACTAATCCATCAGGTTATATTACAAGTGCAGCTCTCTCAGGTTATTTAACTGCAGCAACAGCCGCTAGTACATATTATCCCCTTACAAATCCTAATGGATATATCACAGGTATAACAGGATTAGATGTAACCACAGCACTTGGATATACTCCTTATGATAGTACTAATCCTTCTGGATATATAAGTGGTATATCTGCTCTTGATATATCTACAGCATTAGGCTATACTCCATTTCCAACTCCAACAGGAACTGTTCTTGAATATATTCAAGGTGATGGTACACTTGCTGTATTTCCAAGTATACCTTCAGTAACCCCATCAGCATTAACAAGAGTTAATGATACAAATGTTACTCTTACATTAGGAGGTACACCTGCTAGTGCATTACTACAACCTGTTTCATTAACATTAGGTTGGACAGGTACTCTTGCAGATGCAAGAATAGCATCAGCAGTTACTTGGAATGCTAAACAAGATGCTATAACTTTAACTACAACTGGTACATCAGGTGCAGCTACACTACTTGGTAGTACTTTAAATATACCTAATTATACATCTGGAGGTGGAGGCGGTACACCCATAGATACTCAGATTTTTTTAAGCAGTGGTGTTTGGACAAAACCTGCTGGAGCAACCTATGTAGAAGTTTATTTGGTAGGTGGCGGTGGTGGCGGTGGATCTGGTAGAAGAGGTGTAGGAAGTACAGCTAGATATGGTGGGGGTGGTGGATCATCTGGTTCTTTTAATATTGCCAAATTAAATGCAAACACTTTAGGAGCTACTGAGAATATTTGGATTGGTGTTGGAGGAACTGGAGGTACTGCTGTTACTATAAATGATACTAATGGGAACCAAGGTGGAATAGGTGCATTATCCTTATTTGGTGGTACTGGAGTTTCTACTACTGCAAAACTTACAACAGGAAGTTCATTTGGTGGTGTTGGTGGAACAGCTGTTTCACAAGGTGGTTCTTCTGTTAGCAATTCTATACTTTTTGGTGTACTTTCTAATACTAACACATATGGTACAGGAACTCAGCCACCAGGCACTTTTGCTGGAGGTACAACAGTTTATATATCTAGACCTTTAATAGCAGGTGCAATAGGTGGTGGACTTAGTACAGCAAATGCAACTAATGTAGGTGGATCTATAAATTTAACTGGTCCTGCTACAGCTCAAGTAATAGCAACAGTTTCAGGAGGAACCCTAGTAGGTAGTAGTGGTAGTAATGGTTCATTAATAACTAATAGTCCTTCAGGATTATTTTTCTCAACAGCAGGTGGTGGCGGATCTTCTGGTAATTCTGTTGCTACATTAGGTGGTGGTGCAGGTGGTACTGGTGGGCCAGGTGCTGGTGGTGGAGGAGGTGGTGCTTCTGCAAATGGTATTAACTCAGGTGCTGGAGGAAATGGTGGAAATGGATTTTGTATAATTATAACATATTTCTAATGTTACGAGTAGCAATAATTGTAGACAATAAGGTAGAAAATATCATAACTATAGAAGAAAAAAATCTATACATGCTTTCAGAAGTTACTTATATTGTTTCTGACACATTAGAAATCGGGGATATAATATCTTAATTAATTTGTTATCTAAATAATTTTCATTATATTATAGATATACTGTATATAATTATTTATAAAAAACAAAAGTCATGGATATTTTAAATTTTATTTCTTGGATTAAAGCAGGAAACTATAGAGAATCTCTTCCTACAGATGTTCCTAATCTATTAGCAATTGGATCAAAAGATCCTAGTAGAGATGATAGCTATTTACCAATTGCTGTAAATGCAGCACCTTTACAAACATTGTACAATAGTGGTAAAGTTACTCAAGTAATTGTACCTACTAACCCAGTTACTTTAGATGCTCACAATGGTGTTGTAGAAACAGTACTTCTTAATACTTCTGCAACAGGGCAAGAAATTTTTACTTTTAATAATACGCATATTACTGGTAGATCAACTGTTCTTTTAACTGTTGAATATTCTGGTACAGGATTTCCAGTAGTTAGTTTTAACACTTTAACTAATGGTTCATTAGTATTAGTAATTACTAATGTTGATGTTGCTGCTGCACTTAATGCTCCTGTATTAATTCATTTTGCTATTATTAACTCATAATAATGTCAATTGGCAATTTAAAGGATTACGGGAACAAAGGAAATAACTTTCCCTGGCAACTAAAAATGTTGCAAGGATTAGATACTATTAATAGTAGTATAATAACCGGTAACATTACAAATGCCAATTCAATGGCTATTGATGCCTTTGGAAGACAAAGAGTTTCTAATCCCCTAACATTATTTGATTCATCTCATAGATATAAAGATAATGGTTTATGGAATACCTCCACTGCTAGTGGGGGTACTGCCGTATTTAGTCCAAATGAAGGATTAGTAAACTTAAATGTTGATACAACAAATGGCTCACAAGTATTAAGAGAAACAACAAAAGTGTTCTCTTACCAACCAGGTAAATCACTTTTAGTACTTAATACTTTTGTAATGGCTCCTGCTCAAAGTAATTTGAGACAAAGAGTTGGTTATTTTGGAACTGATAATGGAATATATATTCAGTTAAATAATAATACTTTAAGCTTTGTTGAAAGAAGTTTAGTAACAGGCTTAGTTACTGAAACTGTGGTAAATCAGTCAGCGTGGAATGTAGATAGTTTAGACGGTACTGGTCCATCAGGTGTAGTATTAGACATTACTAAGGCACAGATAATGTTTATGGATATTGAGTGGTTAGGTGAAGGAACAGTAAGAGTTGGTTTTATTATAGATGGTGTATTTTTGCTTTGTCACAAATTCAACCATGCTAATTATATTGTATCAACTTATATTACTACGGCATCTCTTCCTCTTAGATATGAAATTACAAACACAGGAGTAACTGCAAATTCAAGTACATTAAAGCAAGTATGCTCTACTGTAATATCTGAAGGTGGTTATGAACTTAGAGGTGCACAACAAGCTGTTGGTACACCTATTACATCACCCACAAGTTTAGCAGTAGCTGGAACTTACTATCCAGTAGTAAGTATAAAATTACGTGCAGGATATCAAGATGCTGTAGTTATCCTTACTGCACTTTCTATTATGGGTGTAGCAACTGGTATTTATAATTGGAAAGTTGTTGCTAGTGGAACTACTACCGGTGGAGCATGGGTTCCTGCAGGTGTAAATTCATCTGTTGAGTATAATATAACAGGAACAAGTTTTGCAGGAGGAAGAACTTTAGCATCTGGATTCTTAACATCTAGCACACAATCATCAGTAAACTTAGATATATTAAAAGAAGCACTATTTAGTTTTCAACTTGAAAGAAATTCTTTTACAAGTACTCCTTATGAACTTACTTTAGTTGTTTCAGCAAGTACAAATACTGAATTGATTTATTCATCAATGGATTGGGAGGAAATTAGTAGATAATAAATAAATAGAAATTATGTCAGTAGGTAATTTAAAAGATTATGGAAATAAAGGAAATAATTTTCCATACCAACTAAAAGTTTTACAAGGATTATCATTGGGACAGTGTTCTAATCTTAAAGAATATGATTTAAATGCTCCAACATCTGGAGCATTAAAATTAGCATTGGAAACATTATTTCAATCTTATCCAGAAGCATATTTAGTTTCTAAAAGTGTAATATATGATGGAGCTAACTATACCGCTTTTGTAACACTTGCAAATACATAACAGATAGGTTGTATTTTAAGATGAAAACAACATTAACAAAATTAGTAATATCAGCGGGCTATAGAGACATGGATCATTTTGTAACAAGTGCTTTTCATCCGCATTTGGCTGGAACATGCACAGGTGTTAGTGCAATCTTTGCAAGTATTGCTTATTATTTTAATTCTGTTTTTGGTATTGTTCTTCCAGTAGGTATAGGTATACTAATACTTTTTGTATTAGAGTTTTATACAGGACTTAAAGCATCTAGATCTGAGGGTAAAAAATTTGACTCAGAGTTATTTGGAAAAGGTTGGTTTAAGTTATTTGTATACATGCTAATGATAGGAATATCAAATGCAATGGCAACACATATAGAAATAAAGCCTATATTTGGGGTTACATTTAATATATATGAGTGGCTACACTATGCTTTTTACAACTATGTAATTATTAATTTGATCTGGTCAAATCTTGAAAATTTTAAAAGATTAGGCTGGACAGAATACTTACCTATACTAAAACATCTAGCTAAGCATATAAAAGATGAACCAATAAAACCAAATAATAATGAAGGAGAAAACAATTAAAGAAAGATGGAATGGTAAAACACCTAAGTTCTGGAAAAGAGTACAAAGGTGGGCCATTATTACAGGAGCAGTTGCAGGAGCAATTATAGCTGCTCCAATTACTTTGCCAATTGGTGTAGTAACAGCTGCTAGTTATTTAGCTGCAGTTAGCGCAACAGTTGCAACAACCTCACAATTAACAATAGAAGATGGAAAATAAAAAGAAAATAGAAGACTTTGAAGTAGAAGTAAAAACTAAAAAAGTCAAAGCTAAAGTTAAAAAGGAAGGTGAAAAAGTAGATGTTACTGTTGACACAGACAAAGTAGATGTTGAAGTACACAAAACACCTGAAGAAAAACACTTTAAGCTAGATGGTAGAAAGCTAGATGTAGAAGTAAAGAAAACTGCAGAAGGCACTCAAGTTAATGTAGAATCTGAGAATAACTTCCTTAGAAAAGTAGGAAAGTATATTGGAAATATAATTGCCAAAAGATTCAAAAAGAAATAATTGTAATGAAGTATAGAAACAATTGGAAAAACACATTTAGGTATTGGCAAACACTAATGCTTAGATTAAGGTTTTTTGGCATTGATTTCTTTTCATTAGAAATTGATATCCCTAGAAACTTTTATCTTTTAACAGTTTTAAATCTTACAATTAAGAATAGATAGTTATCTACTTCTCTAGATATATAGAAATCCAGGTGTGTTATGTGCCTGGATTTTTTTATTTAAACTTCTATAATTTAAATTAAAAAAATATATATATTTGTCTAAACCAATTAAATTAATGTCTTATGGAAACAATTAACCAACAACCAGAAATGCAACTAACTCCTGAACAGTTAGAAGAGCAAAAAGAAAAAATGCTAGAGTTTTATCAAACTTCTATGCCTTATTTAAGAGCACAATTAGATTATGAAGAAATGCTTTTAAAAATTGATGAAGCAAGATTTAAAAGATCTAGTATTCAATATCAATATGCTATGATGATGGCTCCTCAACAAGAAGAAGCAGATGAAGAAAGAGGTTCAGATTTTGATATTGATAAAGACTCTAATGCAGCAGATCAAGCAAAGAGAAAGCTTAAAAGAGGCTAGTCATGGCTATAGTAAATCAAGTACAGAAGCGTGTAAGAATGCCTAAGTGGGATGTGGTTAAGTTTCAAATACTTACCCACTGCTATGTTAATAGAATCAACTTAAGTGACTCTGACCTTAACTGCTTGACTTTACTAAGTTTTAATGAACCAATAGAATTAACTCATTTTTGTTATGATGCATCTTCAGAAGAAGAGCCTATTTTTAAGTCTCCACAGACTGTGAGAAACTGTATAAATAAAGCTGAGAAAACTAACTTAGTTGTTAAAGATGAAGAAAACAAAAAATTAATTCGGATAAATCCAAGTTTAAAAATTCAGACAACAGGTACTATTTTATTAGACTATAAATTTTTAGGAGATGAATCCCAGAAAGCCTAAAAGAATATATCAAGAAGTTGCAGAAGAATTAAATATTGATAAGGATTTAGTAGAAGACTTAGTAGAGTTTTATTACAAAGATGTCAGAAGCTTATTATCTAATTTAGAATATCCTAGAATAAACATAGAAGGTCTTGGTCATTTTGTTTCAAAACCAAAGATGGTATATGGATCAATAGAAAAGATATCAAGAATATTAAAAGAACATGACACATCTACATTTAAAGCTTATCACAATAAGAAAGCACTAGAAAATAAATTAGAACTACTACTGAAATTAAATCTTAAGATTCAAGATCAAACAGAAAAAAGAGAAACCTTTTTTAAAAACAAAAATAAATGAAAAATGTACTTAATCTAATCTGGCAAAATAGATCACAGATATTTGAAGGTATTAAAAACTCTGTCATTAGAGATGAGACAGTGGAAGAAATATCTAGACTCAGATATGATATTTGTGATGAATGTGAACATAAAGGTAGAAAGTGTGCAGTAAAAGGAACAGCACCTTGCTGTAATGAATGTGGATGTTCACTATCATTTAAGACCAGATCTTTATCATCAGAATGCCCACTTGGTAAGTGGCAAGCAATTATTACAGAAGAACAAGAAGAACAATTGGATAAGTTATGAGTATAGTATTTAATGCAAAAGATCATAGCTATAAAAGCAATGATGGTTCAGAAATAAATTGGATTAGTGTTACCACACTAGTATCTCATTTTAAGAAACCTTTTGATGCAGAAAAGATTGCAAAAAAAGTTTCTAAAAATAAAAGATCTAAATGGTTTAATATAAACCCAAAAGATATTATATCCATTTGGAATGCTGAATCAGAAAGAGCAGTAACTCTTGGTACATTTTATCATAACCAAAGAGAAGCTGACTTATGTTCTTTAGCATCAATAGAAAGAGAAGGAATAACTGTTCCAGTATTTAAACCAAATGATTTAACAAATGGAATTAAATTAGCACCATCTCAAAAATTAGAACCAGGCGTGTATCCAGAACATATGGTTTATCTTAAATCAGTTGGAATCTGTGGACAGTCTGATCTTGTAGAAGTAGTAAATGGATGTGTAAACATTATTGACTATAAAACCAACAAAGAGATCAAGACTGAATCTTACAAAGATTGGGAGGGAGTTTCTGAAAAGTTACTCCCACCTTTATCTAATTTAGATGATTGCAACTTTAATCATTACTGTTTACAGTTAAGTATCTATATGTATATGATACTTAAACACAATCCTAAATTGCAACCCGGAAGAATGTTTATTCATCATATACTATTTGAAACAGAAGGAGAAGATAGATATGGATATCCACTTACCAGATATGATGATAATGGAGACCCAATTGTAAAAGATGTAATTCAAATAGACATCCCATATTTAAAAGATGAAGTAACAGCTATTATGCATTATTTACATGATAATAGAAATAATATTAAAAAGAAATGATTGTAAAACTATTTGATATACAGAACGGCAAAGTAATTCCTACAGAACATTGCTATACACTAAAAGCACTTAAGATGGTAATGGATAATTATCCTGATGATTATATCAAGATATACCAATACTTGTTTTACATGACCTGCCCTAACCCAGATTTGAACCCATTCTTTTATACACCAGAAGTAGATAAAGAATCTCTCATACTTGAACAGATAGATGCTGAGTTCTCTACAGAAGATCAAGATATCTTTATAGCCTTACAATTCTGTCAGAGAATGTATGAAACACCTACATCTAGAGCATACAAAGGTATTGCATCTATGTTAGATAGATTAGCTAAATATATGGAGACTACACCTATATCACATGGTAGAGATGGTAATATTAACTCTCTGGTAGCTGCAGCAAAAAACTTTGAACAGATTAGAGCATCATTTAAAGGTGCCTATAAAGATCTACAGGAAGAACAATCTAGTAGAGTGAGAGGTGGTATTGGAATGGCATATGATCAATAATGGAGATATTTGAAAACATACCAACTTATGATAATGGCAACTGGACTATTACAGACTTTTCTTCAAGAGAAGAGTTTGCTACATTTTTAAGAGATATTTTTAAAGAACCTGGTAAATACAACTTTGATGAAACTAGCTTATTATTTAATTCTGAATCAAGAAAGTTCAGAGCAGATGGATATTACTGCGACTCTCCATTTAAATCCAAAGATTTTATCAATTACTGGGATGACCAAAAGCTTAAATGCAGAAGAGGAGTTATCTACAAATCAGGAAAAAATACCTGGTATGTTACAAGAGATTATTACATGTGGCTCAACTTCTTACCAATATTTGATAAAGAACAACAAATTTTTGACTTTGCAAAAATACGTGATGCCCAGTATCACATGGCCCTCTATGAACTATTGGCAGAGCTCAACTATAAGCATGTAGCTATTCTAAAGAAAAGACAGATAGCATCTTCTTATTTTCACATGGCCAAACTATTAAACCAGATTTGGTTTGAAGCTGGGGTCACTTTAAAGATAGGAGCAAGTCTTAAAGACTATATAAATGAGAAAGGTTCATGGAAGTTCTTAGATGAATATGCTGCTTTCTTAAATGAACATACTGCTTGGTATAGACCAATGACGCCACATAAAGTAATGATGTGGCAACAGAAGATTGAAGTTAGAAAAGGAGATAGAAAGAATGAAGTTGGTCTTAAAGGTACAATGCAAGGCATGTCATTTGAGAAAGATCCTACAAATGGTGTAGGTGGTCCAGTAAAATTCTTCTTCCATGAGGAAGCAGGTATTGCACCAAAGATGGATCAAACATATGAGTATATGAGACCAGCAATGAGATCTGGTTTAATTACTACAGGTATGTTTATAGCAGCAGGATCAGTGGGAGATTTATCTCAGTGTAATCCACTTAAAGATATGATACTTAATCCTACATCTAAAGATATATATGCAATAGAAAGTAATCTTATAGATAGTAAAGGAACAGAAGGTCTCTCAGGTTTGTTTATTCCTGAGCAGTGGTCTATGCCACCACATATAGATCAATATGGTAATTCACTTGTAGAAGATGCATTAGTAGCACTTGAGAATCAGTTTGAGCAGTGGAAGAAAGATCTTTCTCCAGAAGATTACCAGTTAAGAATATCTCAGCATCCTAGAAACATTGAAGAAGCATTTGCACATAGATCAGTATCTGTGTTCCCAACACATTTGGTAGCAGCACAGCAGAGAAGAATAGATGAAAAAGAATATTCATATGAATTCTTAGACATATTCTATGATGAGAATGGAAAGCCAAAAGTTAAGGAAACTAATAAGCTACCCATCATGCAGTTTCCGGTATCTAAAAAATTAGAAGATAAAACAGGAACTCTTGTTGTATGGGAAAGACCAATTAAAGATCCAGATTTTGGTCAGTACTATGCATCTATTGACCCAGTGTCTGAGGGCAAAACAACAACATCAGATTCATTGTGTTCTATATTTGTAATGAAAGCCCCTATACAAGTAACTAGACATACGGGTGTAGAAACAGAAACATATATAGAACAAGATAAAATTGTTGCATCATGGTGTGGTAGATATGATGATATAAATAAAACACATCAGAAATTAGAACTAATAATAGAATGGTATAATGCCTGGGCACTAATAGAAAGTAACATCTCTTTATTTATACAATACATGATATCTAAAAAGAAACAAAGATATCTTGTACCAAAGAGCCAGATCATGTTTTTAAAAGATCTAGGTGCTAATACTAACGTGTACCAGGAGTATGGTTGGAGAAATACTGGTAATTTATTTAAAGGTCACTTATTAAGTTATGCAATTGAATACTGTAAAGAGGAATTAGATACAGTCACAAAACCAGATGGTACAATTGTTAAAACTAAATATGGTATAGAAAGAATTCCGGATCCAATGTTACTTAAAGAAATGCAAGAATATACAGACGGTCTTAACGTGGATAGACTTGTAGCATTTACAGCATTGGTTGCATTTATGAGAGTGCAACAATCTAATAGGGGATATGCAAGAAGAACTATAATGGATGATGCTGCTAAAAACTTGCAAAAGTCAGAAAATTTGTTTAAATTAAATAGTAGTCCATTTAGGCATATGGGTTCTAATGGAAGATTGAAAAATGGTAATGTATTTAAAAAATCACCATTTAAAAATATTAAATAATAACTATGCAGGTATATAACGCATTACAGTTAAAAAAGGGAGCTAAAACAGAACAGAACAGGATGGGTAGTATTACCCAACCTCTACAGTTTTTATCTAAGAAAGATAAAGATGAAGAATGGGCAGCTTGGAACTTAGACTGGTTAGAATGGAATGGTCTTAAGCAAATCAGAAGAAATGCAAGAAGACTAATGAAAAACTATAAACTTGCAAAAGGAATTATTGATAGAACAGATTATATAATTGAAGAGAATAATGAATATAGGGATATAGTAGAAGTATTAACTAGAGAAGAAGCAACAGCTCTAGAATTAAAGTTCTACCCTATTATTCCAAATGTAATTAATGTATTAGTTGCAGAGTTTGCAAAAAGATCAACCAAACTAACATACCGGGCAATAGATGAGTTCTCATATAATGAGATGCTAGAAGAAAAGAGACAGATGGTAGAAGAAACTCTTTTAGCAGATGCACAGTTAAAAATTGTTACTGCATTAATAGAGCAAGGGATAGATCCTCAAGCACCTGAAGTACAAGAACAAGTATCACCAGAAAATCTTAAGACATTACCAGAGATAGAATCTTTCTTTAAGAAAGACTATAGATCTATGATAGAGCAGTGGGCTTATCATCAACATAAAGTAGATGTTGAAAGATTTAGAATGGATGAGCTAGAGGAAAGAGCCTTTAGAGACATGCTTATTACAGATAGAGAGTTCTGGCATTTTCACATGATGGAAGATGACTATGAGGTAGAGCTCTGGAATCCAGTAGTTACATTCTATCACAAATCTCCAGATGCAAGATATATATCACAAGGTAACTGGGTAGGTAAGATAGATATGTTTACTGTATCAGATGTAATAGACAAGTTTGGATACATTATGTCTGAAGAGCAATTAAAAGCACTAGAAGCAATCTATCCTATTAGATCTGGTGGTTATATAGTTGGTGGATATCAAAATGATGGAACATATTATGACGGTACAAAATCTCATGAATGGAATGTTAATATGCCTTCTCTTGCATATAGACAGTATACAACTGCAGTTGCAAACTCAATTACAGATGGTGGTGATATTATAAATCAAATACTTTCACAAGGTGAAGATTACTTTGATCAAGGTACTGCATATCTATTAAGAGTAACTACAGCATATTGGAAGTCACAAAGAAAAGTTGGTCACCTTACAAAGATTTCAGAAACTGGAGAAGTTACAAATGAAATCATTACAGAAGACTATGAAGTAACAGATAAACCAATATATGACAATAGATTATTCAAAAACAAAACAAAAGATACTCTTGTACAGGGAGAACATATAGACTGGATTTGGATTAATGAAGTTTGGGGTGGTATAAAAATTGGACCAAACATCCCTTCATTCTGGGGAATGAATAATCCAGGTGGTTTTTCTCCAATATATATTGGTGTACAAAAGAATAAGATAGGAGCACTTAAGTTCCAATTTAAAGGAGATCAAAGTTTATATGGTTGTAAGTTACCTGTAGAAGGATCAGTATTCTCAGATAGAAATACTAAGTCTACAGCACTTATAGACTTAATGAAGCCATATCAGATTGGATATAATATTGTAAACAATCAGATAGCAGATATTCTAGTAGATGAATTAGGTACTATCATCATGTTAGATCAGAATACTTTACCTAAGCACTCTCTTGGAGAAGATTGGGGTAAAGGAAACTATGCTAAAGCATATGTAGCAATGAAGAACTTCCAGATGTTACCTTTGGATACATCTATTACAAATACAGAGAATGCATTAAACTTCCAGCATTTTCAAAAACTAGATCTTTCTCAGACAGAAAGATTAATGTCAAGAATTAGTTTAGCTAATCACTTTAAGCAACAAGCATATGAAGTAATAGGTGTTAATCCACAAAGAATGGGTCAACAATTATCTCAAACTACTGCTACCGGAGTAGAACAAGCTTTACAAGCATCATATGCACAAACAGAAGTATTCTTTATTCAGCACTGTGATTATCTAATGCCAAGAGTTCACCAAATGAGAACTGACTTGGCACAGTATTATAACTCTACAAAACCATCTGCAAGACTTACATATACCACATCTGCAGATGAGAAGGTAAACTTTGAAGTAAATGGTACAGACCTTCTAATGAGGGATCTAAATATATATTGTTCTACAACTGCTAACCACAGATCTGTATTAGAACAATTAAAACAAATGGCTATTCAAAATAATACTACTGGAGCTAGTATCTATGATCTTGGAAGAATAGTTCAATCTGACTCAATTGCTGAACTTAACCATGTTCTTAAAGCATCTGAAGATAAACAATCATCTCAGAAACAGCAAGAGCTACAGCAACAACAGCAAATGCAACAACAACAACTGGAGTCTATGCAACAGACTGAGAAGATGAAACTTGATGCACAAGCAATGGAAAAAGAAAAAGATAGACAAAGGGATATCTTGGTTGCAGAAATTAAATCAGCAGGTTATGGATCTATGGCAGATGTTAATAAAAATCAATTATCTGATTATACAGATGCCATGAAAGAGATAAGACAGTCAGAAGCTTATGAACAACAAACTAATCTTCAGATGGAGAAACAGTCTAATGAAAACTTAAGACAGTCTCAAAAGATGGATATTGAAAGAGAAAAGATATTAGCACAGAAAGAAATCGCTGATAAGCAACTACAAATAGCTAGAGAAAACAAAAATAAATATGATAAGAAGAAAGAAAAAGAATAGCACTTAGCTATATAGTGCAAAAAATAAATTCTCTTATCATAAATTTTTGAAGTTTATTTCTTATATTAAATTATAAACAAAACCAACAAATATGGAAGAATTAGAAAACAAATCTGACAAAGGTCAGGTACAAGACTCTACAACAGTAGGCAGTGTAGATGTTAATATTGATGAGATGTTTGGTATGCCGGGAGCAGAAAATGTAATGCTACCAGCAGAAGAAGAAGAAAAACCAAAGTCTGTATTTTCTAAAGAGACTACAGACACCTCGTTCCTTGACAAGCCTGTTTCTAAAGAAGAAGCAGCAAAGAAAGAAGAAGTTGAAGAAACTATTGCTGAGTTAGATAATCTAATTACTCAGGAAGAAGATGCCGGCAATAAAGGAAGACCAAAGATTGACAAATCAGGTCTTGCAGATCTTGCAGTTAAAATGATTGAGGAGGGAACTCTTATTCCATTTGATGATGATAAACCACTAGAGGAATATACAACAAAGGATTTTAGAGAGTTATTTGAAGCAAACTTTCAAGAAAGAGAGAATGCAATCAGAGAAAATACTCCAAAAGAATTTTTTAATGCACTTCCTGAAGAACTACAGTATGCAGCAAAGTATGTAGCAGATGGTGGTACAGATCTTAAAGGTCTCTTTAGAACTCTTGCTCAAGTAGAAGAGATGAGACAGTTAGATCCAGAGAATGAGTATGACCAAGAAGAAATTGCTAGACAATACTTATATGCTACTCAATTTGGAACTCCAGAAGAAATTGAAGAAGAAATCAATGACTGGAAAGATATGGATAGACTTAAGCAAAAGGCTAACCAGTTTAAACCAAAATTGGATAGAATGCAAGAAGAGATTGTTGCTAGACAACTTGCAGAGCAAGAAGTAAAAAAGCAACAGCAAGAAGAAGCTGCAAGAGTTTATACAGACAATGTATATAGTACTCTAGTAAATGGTGAGATTGGAGGAATTAGATTAGATAAAAAAGTACAGAGCATGTTATACTCTGGATTAGTACAACCTAACTATCCATCTATATCTGGTAAACCTACAAACTTGTTAGGCCACTTATTAGAAAAATATCAGTTTGTAGAACCAAGACATGATTTAATTGCAGAAGCACTTTGGTTACTTGCAGATCCAAATGGATACAAGACTAAGATAAAAGAACAAGGTGGTAAGCAAGCTACAGAAAAAGTAGTAAGACAATTAAAAACTGAGCAATCAAGAAAAATTACTTCTTCTGTAAATGATGATAGAGAATATGATACAAAAACAAGAACAAGCAAACCAGCACAAAAAACACTCTCAAGAGGAGGATTCTTCAAGAGATTTTAATTAAGTAACAAATAAAACAAATATAAAAATGGCAACTCCAATTTTAAACAATGGGATATTCCTGAGAGATACAGCCTACCAAGCTTCATCGCATGTAGACTCTTATCACTTAGTGAATATGTTAAAAGATGCTGAACCTATGGATTTAGGTCCAGTAGACCTTTGGGCTATGGCTCAAAAAGTAGAAATGCCCCTTTACCAGCTTTCTAGCTTTGGTGGCAAAAATGTAATTATGGTTGATAATGCTCGCGGAGAGTATAAGTGGCAGACTCCTGTCTCTACAGATCTTCCATATGTTATTGAAGATATTGAACCAACCAATACTTTCAAAGGTATTGATGGTACAACCTTCAAAATTAAATTAAGCCGTAGAGAGTTTGGTCACGGTGACATTGTTACTTATGACAAGTATAATGGTGTGGAATTGTACATTACAGATGAAGATATTCTTCCTGTTGGTGATGCATTCATCTACACAGTTCAACTTGTAAACAATGACAACACTAGATTCTTAGATAATGCTTATTTAGCTAATGGAACAAGATTCTTTAGAAAAGGATCTGCAAGAGGTGAGTATGGTGAGAGATTCTCTGACATCATCACACAAGCTGGTTTCCGTGAATACTATAACTTTGTTGGTGGTGCAGAAGCTCACGTACATTATTCTATCTCTTCAAGAGCAGACTTAATGATCAAAGGTGGTATGAATGCAGATGGTACAGTTCCTGTAACTGAGATCTGGAGAACATTTGACAAAAATGTTACTGATCCTTCAATCACATCTTTAGAAGATATGGTTAAAGTTATGGGTAAAGATGCTGTTAAAAAAGCATTTGATAATGGAGATTTGTCTAGAACTTTCTTGACAAACATGGAAGCAGCTCACCTTTCTAAAATTGCAACTGACATTGAGACTTACTTAATGTGGGGACAAGGAGGTAAAGTTAAGCAAGATGGTCCAGATGATATCAGATTGTCTGTTGGACTTTGGCAACAATTGAACAATGCGTTCAAAAGAGTATACAACAAAAATAACTTTACTCTTGACTTATTCCGTGGAGAAATCTATAACTTCTTCAATGGTAAGGTTGAGTTCCAAGGACCAGATCCAAAAAGATCTCTTATTGTACAAACTGGTATGGGTGGTATGCGTATGGTTAATGAGGCCATTAAGCAAGAAGCTATCTCTTCAGGTTTGTTAATTCAGGCTGCTGATATTGGTGCTATCACTGGTAAAGGTATGGACTTGAACTTTGGATTTGCTTATACTTCATATGTAATTCCATTCTTGGCAAATGTTAAGTTTGTTCTTAACCCAGCATTTGACAATGTTCATACAAATGATATTGAGAACCCAATCATTGATGGTTTCCCATTATCTTCTTATAGCTTTATCATCTTTGATATCACTGATAACACTAATGACAATATCTACTTATTGAAATTGTCTTGGGATAATCAATTGAAGTGGTGGTATCAAAATGGTACTATGGATTACATGGGACGTACCCAAGGATTCCAGTCTTCTGGTCAATTCAACGGATACCGTGTAATGATGTCTCAAACAATGCCTGCAATTTGGGTAAAAGACCCAACTAAGGTGTTGAAGATTGTTATGAGAAACCCAGTAACCGGTGGTTCATTCTAATCTATCATATATACAAAAAAAGGGAGGGGGTAACTCCTCCCTCTTTTTTAATTAGTAATTTATTAACCAACAAAAATAAAAACCAACAAAAACATGGAAACAACAGGATTTACAATGGTGGAAGTAGGAGTAGGCAGCATTAAAAAAACATCACTTGCTGTTAGACCTTACTTTGATAAACAAGCAACTAATATGGGGCTTGAAGAATATGGGATGAGTCTTTTTGACGGAGTCACTCATAATGAGCAACTTGCA